CCATTCACCGTCTGGCCCACCTGGATCGACCCCGAGGTCATGGCAGAGACGGTGAGCGTTGATCCACTGATCGATCCGGTAAAGCTCGCGCTGCCCAGCGGCGTGACCGTCGACACTGCAATCTCCTGCCACAGAGCGTAGGTCGGAGTGGCGGGCGTGCTGGCGAAACTACCGACCGTGGTGGCATTCGCGGTAGGCGTCGATCCCATCGTGTAGGTGAACGTGGTGGCGCCGGTCACCGTAATGGCCGTGTTCGTGACGTTGTAGGCGCTTGGTGCGGCGCCTTGGACCGTCACAAGATTGCCGGTGGACAGGCCGTGCGCGACAGCCGTCGTTACGGTTGCGGTCGTGCCAGAAAACGTGATGCTGCTGATTGCCGGCCCCACTGCTCCCGGGACCAGAAAAAGGCGAAGCATGGACGCGAGCGTGGCGCCAATCCCTGCCATGTTGATGCGGTCGATCCGCGAGCCATTCACGCCGGCAGTAAAGACGGGAACCACGTTTGTCGGCGCAGTGCGCGACGTATCGCCAGTCGTAACAGTGCCGGTCCCGACCTTCGGAGCGGTCGCATATTGTGCTTGGGTTGTCATTTAGACGACTCCTTGAGCCATGAGAAGGAAATCCGGATTCGCGGGAGGTGCCCATACGACGTTCCCTGCGTTGTTCGTCAGAACCTGGCCGTTAAGACCCGAGGTATTGGCGACCCATGAGGCCGCAGAGCCGTTCGTAGTCAGGACGCCCCCTGTGCTGCCGCCCTGTGCAGGAAGCGCAGCCTGGAACGCTTTCTGGTTCACATAGGCGGTCGATGCCGCGTTCGTAGAGTTGTCGCTGACCGGCTGCGTGACCACGTGGAACGTGGCGCCAGTGGTTGATGCGCCCTGCACCGCGTTCAGGTCCGCTTGTATGACGGTCACGGCGCCGGTAATGCCCGCGAAGGTGTTTTTTAGCGTCGCCTTGATGAGCTGCAGGTGCTGCGCGCCGTAAGACTCGCTGTCGGTCGGGTCCGGATTCGTCGGGACCAGATCGCTGATGTAGGTGCCTGTTTCGAGCGCCATCTTTTAACCCCTCCTGTCGGTGCGCATGACCAGCGTCGTGCCCGAGCACCAGTCGATCTTGTTGATCTGGTCGACGGCTTCACGGTAGAGCGTCTGGAACGTCCCGAGCCGGTCGTCACTCGCCAGCCACGGCTGCGCAGATACGAGCGCGCCCCAGAGGTATGCGTTCGGATAGCTCGTGATAAGCCAGTTCGTCGGATTGCTCGCCGACAGTGGCGGAATGCGCTGCCGGTATGTCGTCTCGATGGCGTAGGCTGCATCAGGCGTCGGCGTGAACTGGATGTTTGCGCCAATGACCGTGAAAAGCCGCGGCATCCCGGTTACCTGCGAGCCGTATTCGATGTCGAACTGATCGGGCGATACGTATTCAAGCGGCGCGTAACCGGGAATCGCCATCCGGCGCAGTTCAATCATGTCGGTAGGCAGCGGCACATACGAAGCGTTGGCCACCGTGTTGATCGTCGTGATGCTGTCCATCATTCGCGCCTCGAGATCGCCGTTCATCTTCATCTCGGCAAGCATGATGAAGTCCGGAATCTGCGCGGTGAGGTCTGAGCGATGCAGCCAGCTCGCGAGCGACGCCTGAAGGCTCGGGTAGTCGACGATGCTCATACCTTGCCACCCCACACGCGGAACGCTGCGAGCGCGGGATCAGCCAGCATGGCGCGTAGATGCTCTTCAGCCTGCATGAACTCGTCGAAGCCGATGCCCTTCTCGTTGCAGTAGCGCTCGACGATCACCATCGGAAACCGCGCGGCATGGCGCATCTCGCTTGAGCCGTGCATCCCCTCGTTGTGCAGCGCCTTGGCGTGCTCGACGATGGGCGTGCAGTCCTGAATGCGCTCAATGGCCGTCGTGTCCGTCTCGGGCACGTAGTGCAGGCGCGTGCTCAGCATGTCAGCTTTCCTCGCAAGCGCTGATCTGCACCGTGCCGGCCGCCGATACCTGGATCGCTGCGATTGTGGTTGCGCCGGCCACGGCCAGCTTGATCGAGTCGCCCGGCTGCACCATCACGTCGCCCGCGACTGCAGCGATACCGGCCGGGCCCACCTTCACGTAGGCCGCTGCGGTCGAGGCAATGCGAACCCATTTCGCGGGCGTGCCGTTGACGGTCACCGGGAGCGTTGTATTGACCGATGCAGCACCCGTCGTGAGTGTCTTGCCGGTCGCGAAGATCTGCGTATGCATTCGATGCCCCAATAAAAAAGGGGTGCCCCGAAGGACACCCCAAGTACCGCGTGGAGACTCTGTTGGTTACAGAACGTCGCGGATTGCGCCGCCGCTTTTCTCTTGGCCGGCCTCAAGCGTGTACTCGGTGATCAGCATCCGCTTTTCGGAGTCGCCGGTCTTCGACAGCGGTACGGTTTTCATCGGGCGAAGGAAGGACGTCTTCCACCGGGCCATCTCCAGCACGAACACGGTGCGCGCGCGCTGGAAGCGATTCGGGAGCGCCTTGAGCGTGCCGAAGTCCGACACGTAGACGTCGATCGCGGCCGTCAGCTGCTTGTCCTCGCCCTTGTCAAAGCGGGTCGACGAGCCGGTGAAGGTCGAGAATGTCTGCTTCTGCGTGCCGCCCAGCATGATCGTGCCGGGATTGCCACCCTGCGCCCACGAGAGCTGGATGATGTTCTTCAGCATCGCCTCGGTGAACGCGCGCGCGGTGCCATCGGTGGCGGCCGTGTTCGTGCCGTAGTTCGGAGCCGCACCGCCCGCCCCCAGGTCGTTGTTCGTCGCCACCCAGCCTTCGAGGCCGCGCAACTGGCGAGCCACGCTGGACGACCCGGTCACGGTCGTGGCGTTCTGCGTGAGCGCCGTTTCCATGTCCCGCTTGAGCTCCAGACCCTTGAGGCTGATCTGGTAGGCGAGCTCGTCCTTGCGGCCTGCCGGGTCCATGCCGTCGCTCTGCGTGCCCGATACGATCACGGTTTTGCGCGAGATCTGCGTGCGGTTGTTGATGCGCACAGACGGCGTTGCGGGATCTGCCGTTGCATCGTCACCTTCGACCTGTGCGTTGTTGGCTGCGGCCGCGAGATCCTGCGTTTGCCATTCGTGCAAGGTCGACTTCGCCTTGTTCTTGCCGATACCGTTCATGAACGGCGTGTCGGTCGGCGCAATGCGATAGATGACGTCGGTCAGATCTTCGCGGTTGCCAACGGCCTGGTACGTCTGGAGGGTATTAGTCGGGGCTGTCATTTGCGTTTAATCCAAGAAATTGAGGATGGCTGCGGCGCCGGATTCCACGGTTCCGTTCTGGGCGTGGTTTCGCATGGCCTGCGTGCGGCCGTCGCCCGGTCGGACGCCATTGCCTGGCTTCTCGACACGCGGCGGCAACTTCTCGACACGCTGGTTCACTTGCGCCTGCTGGGTTTTCATCTGGTCGTACAGCATCGCCTTGTGAGAAAGCACCACCAGGCGGTGGTCATAAAGCCGGCTCATTTCATCGGCCGTGAAGCCTGATTTCTCCAGGTATCCACTGACCGCGTCTGCGCCCGCCTTCTCTTTGGCCGGGTCCTTCCATTCAGGAATCGCATCGAGCAACTTCGATCGCTCATCGACAGCACGCACCTTCAGTTGCTGCGCCTGCTCGAATTGCTCGCGTCGCGTGAGTTCGGCTTGCGCCGCCTGCGCTTGCTGCAATTCGGCCACACGCGCCTGATAGGCGTAGTTCTGCCGCATGTACTCCTGGGGGTCACTGTTGATGAGCTGCGGGTCGGGTGCGCCGACCTGCAACAGGTGCTGCAACTGCGGGATAAAAACGTCGAGCGCCTGCTTGAGTTGCTGGCGCTCCTGTCGCGCGGCGGCCAGTTCCGGCTCTGCCTGCTTGCGCAGATTCGCGGCTTCTTCGAACTTCTGTGCGGCGGCGTCTGCCTTCTGCGCGGCAACAATGAGTTCTGCCTCGGTGTATTCGCGGTCCTCGCCATTCACCTTGAGCTTGAATTTCTTCTCGGCGGCTTCCTGCGCGGCGGCTTGCTCGGCTTTCTCTGCCTCAGTCGGCTCCTGCGCATCGTCACTGGCTTCGGGCGCTTCTTCGCTCTTGCCATTGCCGACTATCTCGGACAGCAGGCTCATGACGTCGTTATCGTTCTCCGGTGCATCGGCGTCGGCCTGCGCTGCGCCACCGCCTTCGCCCTCGACGGCGAACATCATCATCGAACGGAACAGGCTCTTAAGCAGCTTCGAGATATTCACGGTGCAACTCCTTTTTCGCGCCCTTGCGGGTAGCGGCTAGCAATGAAAAAAGCCCGCTGGATCGCTCCGAGCGGGCTTCGTTGTGGATTCGGTACATCAGAGGTCGTGCGTCTCGCCGTCGTGCCACTGAACGGCCTGCGGGCCGGCTTCGATCGGCGCGTTGCCATAGGTGCCGTACCAGAGGTCTCCGTCCGGCTGTGGGTGCCATACGCGCACGATGCGACGATGCTTGTGCTGATCGTTCTCGATGGCAGTCAGGCGACCCGCGAACGCAGACCAGCTTTCATGCGCTCCATCAGACTGCGCTGCTCCGTCGCCATCCGGCCCGTCTCCAGCACCGTCGACAGGTGCGCCTTGACCGTCTCCAACTGCTTGAGATACGTCCAGATCTTCTCCCGGCCCTCCGAGTCCCGCGCCGGGCTGCTCTCCCACTGCGCCAGATAGGTCTCGCGAATCGTCGAGAAGGCTTCCTGCATCAGCGGATGCTCCAGCAGATCCCGCGCCTGTTGCCCGCGGTCCATTTCCTGCAGCAGCTTTTGTTCTGGATCGATCATTTTGGGTCCTCGCCATGGTTACTCCTGGGTGCTGGCCTGATTGGCCGCGGCAATTTGCGCGTTCTGCAGTGTGGTCGCGGCGCTCGCCTCGGCTACCTCAACGCGGCTCGCGGCGCCGATCTGGGCGATCTGAACGGCAACGCTGCTCCGAATGGCTTCCATCTGGGCATCGAATGCCATCTGCAGGCGCTGGTTCTGCTGCTCCATGTGCGCATTGAGCAGCTCGCGCTGCGCCTCAAGCTGGTTCTGCTGCTCCGCCTGCTCCGCCTGCGCGCGCTGCTCCAATAGAGCGGTCTGCTGAGCCAGATGAGCTTTCAGCACCTCTAGCTGCTGTTCGCCCTGCGCCTTCTCGGTCTCAAACTTCTGGCGCTGCGATTCAAGCTGCGCATCGGCCTGCCCCTTCGCATGGATCTTCTGCAGTTCAATCGGCGGTTGCGGCGGCTTGGGCGGTTGCTTCGACGGGTCGGTAAAGAAGTCGTCGGCGTTCTTCATACCGACAGCAGGCGGGAGCTTCTTCAGCAGGTTGTAGACGTTCTCGGGAGTCGCGACGCCCATGGTGAGCGCTTCCTTCTGCGCCGCGGCAACCGTCATGATGTGCTGCACGATCTGCGTCTTGTCGCCAGTGCCAAGGCCGACGTTCACGACCATGTCGTATTCGTTCTTCCACGCGCGCGGATCGACATTGACCCAGCCGCCGGTGAGCCTGATCGTCATCGCCTTGTCCTGATACTGCGCGAGCAGCTTCTGGATCATGCGGAACAGGTCTTTCATGCCGCCTTCGGCGATCACGCGCGCGATGAGCTTGATGCGCATGTCCGAGCGGTTCGTCATGCGCGCATTGCCGCTCGACGTCGTGTTCAGGATGTCAGCGTCCGAGCCCTGCGTGAGCTTCATCACGCCGGTGCGTTCCTGCTTGGCCGTGTCGTTGTATTCGAGCGCCTGGTATGCGCCCGCGAGGTCGGCCATGCCCTGCTGCAGCGGGCCGACAGCGCCCTGCTGCTTGATGCGCACGATCTGGCCGGGCCGCGTCGTCAGAAGGTCGTCGAGATTCACCTGACCTTCGACCGCGAACGTGCGGCCGTTCACCTGAAGGTGGATGTTGTCGAGAATCGAGCGCCAGAGATCCGTGCCGATGCGCTGTGACTGCATGGCGAGGTCAGCCAGCGACAGACCGAAGAAGCGATGCGGCAGGCGGATGGCGTTGTTGCTGATGAACGGCGGCCCGTCGCATTCCTCGTTGCGCAGCGTCTTGTTGCCGGCGCGCGTGACCTTGCGCCACTCGGCAATGCCGTCGCCGTCGTAGTCGACCTGCAGATAGCATTCGCTGATCCACACGACGCGCGCCGACGGGTCGAGACTGTCGGCGCCATCTGAGCCGGTCCACGCATAATCGTCGTCAAACGACATGCGCTCGATGCGCTCGGCGTTCAGATCACCGTCGCTATCCGATGACAGATCGTCGACGTTCTCGTAACCGTCGGCGCGCAGCTCGGACAGCGTCTTTTGCTTGCGGTGGCCACAGAAAGGCGCGGTCGGGATCGTCTTGGCGCGGCGCGAGATGAAGAATTCCTCGGGCGGCACATTCTCGATGCACACCTTGCCATTCTTGCGCGTGCGCTTGAGCGTCACCGCGTGCAACTGAGGCATCTGCGACGGGTCGGGCTGCTGCGGCTGCTGCGGGGGTTGGGGCTGAGGTTGCGACGGCTGGCCGGGCTGTTGCGGCGGCATGCTGGCCTGATGCTGCTGCATCTGCATCTGGAATTGCTGCATGGCGTGCTGCCACATCATCATCGCCTGCTGGTACTGCACCTGTGCGGCTTGCAGCGCGTCGGCGTCCGGATAGACGCTGTGCTCCACCGGCTCAACTTCCGGATCCTGCAGCAGCATCGCCAACTGCGCGTCGGTCAGATTCTCGTATTCCTCGCGCGTCTCGTCGGTCTTGTTTTCCCACCAGACCTTGAGGATGCCGTTCTTCTGCAGGAGCGCATCCTTGATCCAGTCGTGCAGGATGGCCCAGCCGGGATTCTGCTGATACAGGACGTAGTTGCAGACCTCGGTGGTTTGCTGCGCTCCAGCGACGTCCTCGGGCCGGCGCTCCTGGAACTCTACGACGTCATCGCCCGCGGTGAAGATTTCCATCAGCGCCGGGAGCGTCCATTCGATCGCGTCGGAAACGTCGGTAGAGACTACGGCGGAGCGGTCAGGAACGGGCGGAGGCGCGAGATCTTCAACAGCCTCGCCGAGGTAGTAATACTCGGCTTTGCGGCGCATTTCGGACAGCCGGCCGCCCATGTAGGCGATCGACTGACGCAACTCGGCATCGACGATCGTTCCGAGTTCGTCGTCGGTCATGCGTGTGCGGTCGGCCATTAGGCGTAGTTCATCCGTGGGTAGTTGAGGGGTGCCGATACGACGGGCTCTTCCCAGACGACGCAGCCCAATCCGAACGCATCCGATCCATGGCTAGCCCAATCGTGTTCAGGCCCGAGGCCAATGCCGCGATCCTGATCGCGCTTTTCGTGATACCAGCCGAGCGCAGCGCGCCCTGCTTCCGTCGTCTCTTCGTTGAATCGGATCTGCGGAAACAGCGTGCGGGTGCGCTCGATGCGCGCCATCGCTGCGCCTTTGCCCTGGTTCGGTACGACGGTCACCGTGTAGCCCGCCGCCTTCAGCGCGGACTCGTACGAGACGTCATAGACCTTGTCCTGCGTCGAGCCGTCGTGCGGTAGCCAGAACTGCGCTCTAGACGGCTCATACCCCTCTGCGCGGCACCAGGCAAGGTGCGCTTCGACGGGTTGCCCGACTGCTTCGTAATAGTTCACGACGCGGATTTCACGGCCGATGAATTGCTTGGCCCAGATCGTGAACGCATCCGCGCGCGCACCAGTCCCGCCGATGTCGCACATCAGTCGAATGGTCATCAGCGGATCAGCCGGGAAGAAGCCAATGCGGCCCTCATCCCTCGCCTTCTTCAGGTGCTTGGCGAAGTACGCACCCTCAAGCGCAGTGACGTAGCCGCCTTCCCAAATATGGTCGTATTGTTCCGGCCGCTCGTCGATATCGGCCTGTCGATCTCGCTCAAGCTTTGCGGGAAATCTCGGGTTGTCCCGCCAGTTCAGATCGACAACCTTGATACGCGGATTCTTGCTGTTCCGGAATCGTTTTTCTACCGCGGCCGTCTTGCGCTTCGGGTTCCAGGTTACCCACAATTCGGCATTCCAGTCGGAGCCTTCCTCGCGCAGCGTCGGTATCAGCGTCACGAACGCTTCGTCGGTAACTGGCTCAGCCTCATCGACCCAGCACAGCAGAATCCGACCTTTGGACTTGACGGATGCGATGTTCCGGTCCAGCCCTGAGAAGGCGAATGAAATCCGCCCGTCTCGACTCCTGATGAACTTTTCGCCCATTTCGTAGTAGGCATTCAGGAACGGCTCTTCTTCAATTGCCCGCTTGCACTCCTCAAGACTGGAGTCCTCAAGCGAATTCATGTACTGGCGGCCGCACAGGAGAATGCCGCTGATGCCTGCCATCCCGTAGCTATAGCCGCGCACCGCGACCATCTTCGCGAAACTGCGGGTCTTTGCGGACCCGCGGCCGCCGTAGGCGCCGCGTATGTCAGCCGGACCCGTGAATACCGGGATCAGCTTCTTCGGGAGCTTAATTTGCGCTGTCGTCATCAAGCGCAACCAGTTCAACGCGCGTCACGATCGGACCGCCTCCCTCACCTGTAACTTGCAACGGCAGGAGCTTCGGGTAAATCGTCCCCCAGAATACGCGCTCATTTGCCGGGTCTTCCTGCGCCCACTCCGTCAAGCGCTCAGCGCCGCCAAGCGCTTCGGCGGCGGCAGCGATGGCATCCTTTGCAGCACGCGTGGTCTTGTTCAGGGCGCCTTTTTTGCGCCCCATACCGGCCGCAGGAGGCTTTCGATTCCCACCAGCTTTCACTTGTTTGCTGTCGACCATGACTTGTTGCCGCGCCCTGGCGGGTAGCGGCTCAGGTTCGAAAGGTGAGCCGTTACAGGACCGACTTCAGTTCGGCGACGAGCTTGTGGATCTCGTAGCCCATGCGGCTCAGCATCGAGTCTGCCGAGCCTTCGAGCGTGACCGCCAGAGAGTGAATGCGGTCAGCAAACGAATGCGCGGGATGAGCGATTGCGGGTTGGGCCGCCCCTGTGCCTGCGTCGAGCGGTGCAATCTGGACAGACGATGCAGTGTCGCTTGCGGGTGCGCTTGCCGCAGGCGATGCAGAGGCGTTTGGGACGAGCGTCGCATCATCAGCAGGCAATTCCGCCGCCGTAGACGCGCCAGCAGTCGGCAACGCGACGTTTCCCGCTTCAGTCCCCGAGGAAGTCGAGAGCGCCGGTTGCGAGACAGCACCAGATGCCGACTCCCCCGATTGCGCCACCTCAGCGCTGGCCGTAGCTGCGGCATCGGCGGCAGAGGTCAGTGCCGGCGACTGCGCGTCCTGCGAGGCACCACCAGCAGCGTTTCCCGAAGTGGCCGTCTGGAACGGCTCTGTGCTTCTCGTCGCGGCATCGTCCGGCAGCGGCGCGGCGGCAACATCGCCATCGACCGCGAACATGGGCAGACAGGCACTGAGGGCAACCAGCAGCAGGGACTTGCGCATTTCGGGCTCTCCAAATGGAAAAAGCCCGCCAGGCTGGATGCCTGCGGGCTTTCAGGGATGAATTTGGTCTTCTGCGGGCACACCTCTCCCGCTACGCTGCGAAACTTAGTCCATATTTTCCAAATCGTCAAGGATTTCTGATTTGGTCTTCTCTCGCTCGAACACCTTGTACGCCAGATGGGATCGGGTGGGCTCGCCAGATGTGCGCCCTCTGAATAGCGCCTTCCTGTGCTGGCGCTGGATTCGCTCATCGTCGAGCTGAGCCTGTGTTTTCGGAGGCTTCATACCGATGCCCTCTCGATCAAATCGCGTTCATACAGGATCGGCGCGAGCGCCCGCTTCGCCTCCTGGTAGATCACCTCCGGATCGCCGTCGAGTCGGATCGAGTTGAACACCTTTGCCCCGCCGCGCCAGTTGCGCATGACGGTCTGGATGGCGACGCGATAGCGCAGATCGAGCTTCTGAACGCACATTCCAACCGCCTCGCAGACCAGCTTGCGCGCGTTCGCCTGGGCACGGTCGGCTAGATCGTCCGAATCCTGCCAGCGCGTGCGGTAGTCGCGGCACATGGCCGACGCCCTCTCGTGGCCGAGCTTCGGCGTGTATTCGGCCTCGTAGTCGTACCAGTCGATGAGGAGTTCGTCGATTTCGTCGTTCATCACTTCCCCGTTTTCTCTGGCACGCCGAGTTTGTGAAAGGCGATCGCGCGCATATCCGCAAGGTGGCGCTCCGTCGACGCAAGCTGGCCCGCGCTGCCCGCGCCTTCGGTTGGTCTCAGGCCACTTCGCCAAAGCTCATCGATCAGTTGCTGCGCCTCGTCGTGCCCCAGCACCATCGTCGGCTCTACCCATGCTCCGTTCTCGACTGCCTCAAACTCGACCGGCTTCGCACATGCCGTCTGATTGCCGGGAAGCAACTGGCAGGCGAAGCGAACCTCTATCGATCCCCAATGCGTGCGCTGGGCGTAGATCCGCATGCTGTTTTGCAGATAGTTGGCCTTCATGTCGCTCCCCGTCCAAAACGCCACTCACCGCCCGGCCAGCGTGTCGCGCGAACGCTGCGCGCGCTCCGGATCGGCAGCTTGAACCATGCGTCGAACCAGCCCTTCTGCCACGACCACGACAGGCCGCAGACATAACCGCCCTCGTTGAGCTGCACGAACCGCCTCGATATGCGCCATGTTCCGCCGAATAAGTTCATCCCTTCCCCCGTTGTTTTCGGTCATCGTCCGCAGATGACCAGAGCGGCCGAGTGCGCGTCGGCGTGGCGTGGTGCTCAGTCAAACGCCGTCGTGAATGCAAACGAACTTCGTGCTCTGAACGGTCGAGTTGCTCAGCTTCGCGACCTCTTGCCCGGCCGTCTTGCACGCGTTCTCGTTGTAGAAGCGCGCCGTCGTAATCGACACGTCGTCGTTGTGCGACATGATTCCGGCGTGGATGAAGATCAGCAGAATCCAGCTCATCGTTATTTCCTCCCCGTCGCGGCGATGATTGTCACGGTGAACGCAACCAGCGCGAACAGCAGCACGATCAAGGCGATCGCCATGCCAACCCACAGCGGCGCCGTCACCCAAACCCATGACCAAGCGATAACGCCGCCGAGCTTCAGCCCGAGGAACAGCAGGAATAGCGCGAGGGGGAATGTGAATTTCATGTCTGGTTTCTCCGTTTGGTTTTCGGAGGAAATACACCCGATTTCGGGGCCTATTTCCTCCGGCCTTTATTGCGCTAAAAAACGGCCTATTTCGGCCTTGACTTATCGGACCCGCGTGTATCCATCCTCGAATGCCTTGGCCGGCGAGAACGACTTGTAGCCGTCCGCATAGACGACGTAGTAGCCGCCAGCGTGCGGCGAGTGCTTCAGAACGTAGTCGCGGTGAGAAACCTCGATCGGCGCATAGCCGGGCTCCTCGACGTCGAGCAGCCAGCTGCCTCCATCGAAGTTCGATTCGCCATCGGTCTGGCGGATGGCCTTGATCTTCAGCGCCCACACGCGCTTGTGGCATTCGTACTTGGGCATTTCAGTCTGAGCGCTCGACTTATCTCCAGCGTCAGTTATCGGACCCATGCCGAGCGCGACTGCATCGGCGTTGCCGGGGAATGTTGCGTAGCTCATGCTGCTTCCTCTGTGGTTGGGACTGCTTTGAACGCCACGCAACAAACTGCTGGCGAATGAATCGGTGAAACCGCTGCTCTGCCGCGCGGTCCTCGGCAAGCTGCCGGCGGCTCTCGACGTGACACGCGGCCCGGATAAACGCCGCGGCTTCGTCGACGGTCGGCTCTCTCGGGGGCACCATGTACTGAGAGACGAAGGCGCGGAACTGAGGGTCGCGCGGGAGCATGCCGGCGAGCTGGAGGATTGAGGCCATCAGGCGGTCACCGCGCACGGATTCGGATAGGGCTGGGTGGTCGGCGTCGGCTTCGGTTTATGCTCGTCGCAATACTCACGGCCCTCGTGCTGCCAGTGCGCTTTCACGCGTGGCCCAAGTTGCCGGCAGACGCAGCAGTAGCGCCATCCGCCGCGCGTGACCATCTCTTTCGTGATTCGCTTCATCGCACACCTCACGCAAAGATGCGCATGGCGTACCAGCGCGAGTGGGCTTCGTGCATCGTTGCACCGCGCGCGACGGCTACCGCGCCGATGCAGAACCACTCGCCGTTGATCAGGGTCAGGCGTGGTCGCATAGTCAAACCTCCAAGGGATCAAAAAGGGATTGCGGAAGATCAAGCGCGGCTTGTGGCGCGGGCGTGTCGATCTGCGTGATGGTCACGACAAGGCGAGCCTCGCCGTCCGGCTCTGCGCGCTCGGCAAGAATCCGTCGCACCCAGACGTCATCCTCAAACGCAACGCCCTTCATCGCGTCGAGCGTGACCTTGATCGCGTTGTCGAGGTCGATCGAGCGCACGCCGTCATCCCATGCGGCACCGAGCTTGCGCTGACGCTTCTGCCAGTCCTGCGGGCGGTGCGGGTAGAGCGTGAGCGCGACAGCGACCCGGCCAGCGAGCGGCGTACGACAGCCAGCGGCGCGCAGCAGGCGCGTAACGTCAGCCTTGAACGCCTTCGCCTCTGCCGAAACGTAGGTCATCGCGACGCCTTTCACGACGCGCGTGCGCCAGTAGACGTTCGCGGAGACGGGCCAAGGGAGTGTGACGGTCAGCATGGCAAAACCTCCTGGGCGACGCTTTGGGCGTGCGGAAATCGGTTCATGCATCTGCCTCCGAGAAGTGCGGTTGTCCGCGCTCCGGGCCTGTGACGGGCGCCAGCGGCGGTTGCTGGCCGATTTCGCGCACGATCTCGATGAGGCTTGATTCGAGTCCGCGGTCGGCATTGCCGCAGCGACGCAGCGAAACGATCTGGTCGACGAGCGGCTTTTGCCGGTGCAACTCGGCCGTGATCGCATCGCTGATAGCCGGATTGGCGTTGAAATGGCATGCGCAGTACCACTTGCCGCTGATGCCGTAGACGCCCAGCATCGGACAGCCATAGGCGGCGCAGGTGTCGGACGTCTGTTCGCTCATGCGTGGCTCGCGCGGTAGGCAGCGACGAGACGGGCGGCGGATTGCTTGCCCGCGTCGAGGATGGCGCGTTGCATGGCCGCTTCATGCTCACGAGCGCGCGCGATCTTCTCGGCGGTGCTCGGAATGCCACCAACCATTGCGCGCAGCCGTGCTAGCCCTTCCTCGGCCTTGCGCGGGTCATCGGTGGATGCTGGCGCGGCCAGCGCGGGCACGACCGCCTGGGCATGAGCAATCGACAGACGGCCAGTACGAACGGCGTCGCTCGCCGCGGCTTCGCGAAGCGCCGGATCGTGGCCCAGCGACATGAGCCATTGCGGCTTGGCACCGGCAGCGCGCGACTTCTCGACGAGGCGCTCGTATGCCGCCTTGAACGCCATACGCGCGCCGACTTCATCGCCGCCGTCGAGCACCGCAGATGCGATCGAGAAAGCCTCTGCGCATTCCTGCGTCCACACGACCGTGTCGCGCTCGTCGCGGCTGCGCAGTGCGATCGCCCATGCTTCGTTGGCATCGGGCCGGCCGTCCGACTCCTTCGGCAGGCGCGTGACGACGTCGGCGGGCACCGGCGGGAACTTGCTTTCGCGCATGTGCTGCGACAGCGCGGCGCGCACCTGCTCGATCGAATACGGCTCAAGGATCGTGAACCACAGCGAGAGCGACTCAACCGGCGGCAGCGGCTTGAGCAACGTCGCGTAGCAGAGGTTGAGCGTCTTGACGAATTCGGCTTTGTCGGCGTTTTGCATGGCTCAGTGCTCCATGTCGATAGTCATCGGATCGTGGGCAGCGCCCGGCGCATCAGCGAGGAATGCGGCTATCACGGCCTCGTTGTGCGCCAGCACGCCGTTCGCTTGACCGTTGGCGCGCGGTGGCGTCGTGTCGTTGGCGATGAAGCGGTCGATCTGGTCAGCGCTACGGAAGATCAGATCGAGGCCGTTGTACTTTTCGCCGCGGTCGTTCTGGCCCATGTTGTGCGGCGTGAGCGAGCAACCACGAACAGCCTTGCAAAGTTCTGCGGGCGTGTAGCCCATGTCGAGGGCGCGCTTTATCGCCTTGCGTCGCTTGTCGTCCAGCTTCGAGCGCGGTGAGTCCATGCGCTTTTGCCAGTACGCGAAAATCTCGTCGGCGACGTGTGATTTCGGATTCGAAATCGACAATGGGTTTTGTGCCTGCTCTTGTTCCTGTTCCTGCTCCTGTTCCTGCTCTTGGCTTCGATGGGGCTTGGAAGGGGCTTCCGAGGGGCTTAGGTCAAAAGCCTTCATTTCCCTCTTTTTCGTGAGGTTGAAGGCCGTCTGATATTTGTCGAAGAATCCCGCCAGATAAGGGTTTTCAGGCAGCGCGTTGTATTCGTTCTGGACACCGACAGAGCGCTTGTCGCTCGCAGAAAGGCTCTCGGCAATCTGATAACTTGCCATTTCGAACACCCAAACCATTTCCGACCCGGCGTCGTAGGCGCAGAACCCACATTCGATACAGCTTCGAAGCCCCTTCGAAGCCCCTTCGAAGCCCAATCCGGTCTCGTGAGCGATCAGCAATTCGGGCTGGTAGTACAGGCCGAGCATGTTCGAGTGCGGTGAAGTCATCAGGTAAAGACCGACTACCACCGCTTCGGCGCCCGCCTTCTTCAGCTTCTTGCCGGTATCGCCGATCCAGAATTTCGGACTGACCTTCGAGTAGTCGCGCATGGCCTATTTCTCCGCCATGCCAGCAATGCGGCCGGCCAGCCCGAACACTGTGCGCACGTGCTTCCAGACTCGGTCCTTGAGGCGCTGAACCTCCCGCTGCTCGACGCGGCCATCAGCGAAGATGGCATTCACCTCGCGGCCAATGTCACCGTTCGTCTCCCACGTCTGCGCCATCAGCTCGATCACGTCAGCGTCAGCGCAGTTCTCGGGCGTGGGCAGTTCGATCACGACCAAGCCGAGCTCGCGCGCCCATGCTTCGAGAATCCGGCGGTCGCCCGTTATCTCGGTCATGCGCACCGCTTCGACGAGAGTCAGGTGATTGCGGTTGTCGGGGCCGCGGTTGAGAACCACCTTATTGCGCAGCAGTGCGCCGGATGAAAGGCCCATGCGCAGCGCGAGCGCGTCAGTGCCGCCGTGCTGGTAGTCGTGCGCAACTGCGTGCGCCGCGTCGGTTGTATTCAAGATTGCTCCGAGCGTATGTGGTGCGGTGCAGCGCCGGTCTTTACAGTCCGGTGCAACACCAATAAAAAAGCGGGGAACCTACTCATGCGGACAGCCACGCAGCCATCGGGACGGCGTCTACTCGCCATCATCCAGCCCTATTCCCGCCATCCGGTCGAGCCGCGCGCGATGTAATCTGGCCAGACGGTCGCGGCCGTGCACGTGGATCATGATCAGATCGCGCATGTACTCGGAGATGCTCAATCCTTCGACCGTCGCAAGCCGACTGAACTCGTCCTTCGTGTCGTCGTCGACGATCGTCTTGATCTCGGCCGTGAGCTTGCCGAGCGTGCCGCTGGTGCGTCCTCGTGCCATTGCCTCACCTATCTGTTTGTCGTTCACTTGAAGTGCCCCCCGGTGGAGCATGTATGTCGTTTGCCGGGCGCCTTCGTGGACGCTCTCGGATAGCGCTGCTGGTCAGGCGGCGGCTTGTTCGGCTTCTGCGGGGGCGTACTTCGCTCGCTCTGCGTGCACGCGCTGGATCGCGAGCAGAGCGGTCGACGAACAGTTCTTGCCGTTGAGGATGCGATTGACGGTCGGCTGAGAAATGCCGAGCAGCTTCGATAGTGCGATTTCGCCGAGCTTCGTCGTCGTTTTGATCTCGGTCAGCAGCTCCGAAGGGGTGCGCGTATCCATGTCGATTTCCGTAAGTTATTCACCTATACAGAAGTCTATACGACGATGAATAGATCCGTCAATGCGGGAATGGATAGGAACTTGCCGGCCCATTATTCAGTTGCGTATATTCCAGCCATGGATATTGCGACGCGCCTCGACGAGGCAATGAAGACTAGGGGATTCGAAAGCCAAAGCGCGCTTGC